GATCATAATGGGAAAAGCATTTGATATCTCTAAATTCCGTAAATCTATCACTAAATCTATCGACGGTTTAGGTATTGGATTTAATGATCCGACAGATTGGATCAGTACCGGTAACTATGCTCTTAACTATTTGATCTCTGGGGACTTCCTTAAGGGAGTTCCCCTTGGCAAGGTTACAGTCTTTGCGGGAGAAAGTGGCGCAGGCAAAAGTTATATTTGTTCTGGTAACATTATTAAGAACGCACAAGAGCAAGGCATTTATGTTATCTTAGTTGATAGCGAAAATGCCCTCGATGAAGAATGGCTAAAGGCGTTAGGCGTAGATACCAGCGAAAATAAACTGTTAAAACTCAATATGGCTATGATTGATGACGTGGCAAAAACCATTTCAGAGTTCATGAAAGAGTATAAGTTGATGCCAGTCGAAGAACGTCCTAAAGTTATGTTTGTAGTTGACAGTTTAGGTATGTTATTGACTCCAACTGACGTAAATCAGTTTGAAGCAGGCGAAATGAAAGGTGACATGGGCCGTAAACCTAAAGCACTTACATCACTTGTTCGCAACTGTGTTAATATGTTTGGTACTTATAACGTAGGAATGGTTTGTACAAATCACACCTATGCCAGTCAAGACATGTTTGATCCAGATGACAAGATTTCTGGTGGTCAAGGCTTCATTTATGCATCGAGTATTGTGGTTGCTATGAAGAAGTTAAAACTTAAAACAGACGCAGACGGTAATAAAACTTCTGAAGTACACGGAATTCGTTCCGCTTGTAAGATTATGAAGACTCGGTATGCTAAACCGTTTGAAGGTGTGCAGGTTGAAATTCCATATTCAACAGGTATGAGCCCAACTAGTGGTTTAGTTGACCTTTTTGAGAAAAAAGGTATATTGACAAAGAGCGGAAATAAGTTACAATATATAAGTAAAGCGACAGGTGAAGTCTTTTCAGAGTTTCGTAAAAACTGGACAGAAGAAAAACTCTCAGTCATTATGGAAGAATGGGACGAGTCAGCTGTTACCGCTGTTTTAGTGGAAGAAACTGAGGAAGTATAATGGAAGAAAGTTTAATTATGGAAGTTTGGGATACCTTCCGTGAATATATCCCTGACAAAAACAAAGAAATGGCTGCAAATCAATACGTCGATTTCTTGCTCGGTAAAGATGTCGATACATCTGTGCTAGAAGGCCTCATGGGCTATGATCCCTATCTTGACGATGCTATCAAAGCAGTGATAGATGAAACTAAAGAATGGGAAGAAAGCGAAGATGAAGACGGCTATTACGAGGAAGATGAGGACTAATGATGAACTGGTATAGCAAAGTCAGCAAAGACATTGCCCATTTGCCAGGATGCATCGATTACTACTACGCAGAGCTAGACGAAGCCAAAAAAGAGGTCAAAGTCTATGGAAACATGGAAAGGGCCTCTGCGGCTTTGCCTGGCATTGTGGCTCATCGATTCAATCAGCTTCAAGAAATTGAGGGTGTCCTTGAATATCTCAACATTGAATTACGCAGACTACGTTCAAAGACTTTTAAAAAATATTTAGAAAACTATCAACGAGCATTGAGCTCTAGAGATGTTGAAAAATATGTTGACGGAGAAGCTGACGTAGTTGATATGGAAAAAATTATCAACGAATTTGCTCTACTACGCAATCAATGGCTAGGTATTATCAAAGGACTTGACATCAAGCAGTGGCAGATGAGTAATATCATTAAATTACGTACTGCCGGTATGGAAGATATTTCAATTTAATATGAAACTTTATCTCGAAGATCTAATTTGTCGATTGGCCAGTACTGGCCCGTATCTGTTTGAATCTGAAATTTCTCTATGGAAGGGTGATGACACAGTAATTCACAGCTTGTCAAACAATCCTGTTGCAGGTCGGGGCTATACTGAGAAGCAACGCAATCTTGTCATACGACTAGTTAAGAAATATCAAAATATATTGATCACAAAGCTAGGACAACCTGCAAGCGATGCCATTGATTTATCCGAATTTAAATTCAATTTGGTCGAGTCAAAGCCAATGACTAAATCGATCACTATTGACGGTAAGAAAATACTGGTATCTTTCCCTTACGACGAAACGTTGGTAGCAACTATTAAGAAATTTAGAGACAGCAACAAGGCACGATTGGTTGACTGGAATATGGATAAAAAAGTCTGGGCGTTCGATCTGGAAGAATTAAATGTAGTGTGGATCGGTAATAATCTGATACCACTGGGATTTTCTGTTGATGACGATTTTCTTGAAATTTTTGAAGAAATTTCTCAGGTATTGGAAAATATTGAATCTCACATACCCATGTTGATACACACTGATGAAGGTTTTAAATTTGCCAATGCCCATCGCACAGTACCTCAACTAGACACCAACAACATAGTCGAATCGACACTACTGGCCAAGTACTACGGAATTTCCGTGTGGGACGAAAAGGTGTCAAATTTGTTAAAAAATGAAGAAATTTCACCTATTTTAGACAAATTTATTAATGAATCGACTTCAGATAATTTAGATTTTGACACCAGTACAAATAGTATTGATCAGTTTACTGACTTATTCAAGTTCAATATACCAGCAATGATCATTATTCCTGCCGGGCACGAACTTCAATACCTAAAAACTTGGCATAGATGGCTAAAATCTCAAAATTTTCAAGAAAAAGAGATATCTGTGATGTTTAGATTAGAAAATGTAGTGGGACGTGATTTTAATGATTATGTTCGAACATTCGACTTAAACACACCAATTCATGAAGATACAAAAATTGTATTCATCAGCCAAAAATTACCCAAGCCAGTAATCAAGTCAGGTATTGACTTTAGATTTATCCTTAATCTTGGATTAATTTCCGGTGTGCATTACAGCATCTCAACATATCTTCAAAACAGACCTGATGTAATCAAATACACAGATAAAAATCGTACAGGGTATCAAGTTGACATACTGTAAAATTATCATTAAGGACGAGGTCAATGTTAAGATAGAGAATCTTGATCTTGACACACGTAAATCTTTGGTAAAAAAATTCAAATATTTTGACCAAAAAGCTAGATACTTGCCGGCTTACAAATTAGGTCGGTGGGACGGCTGTACCAGTTTCTTTGGCTTAGGTGGTAGTACATACATGAGTATACTACCTGAGGTTATTGAGGAACTGGTTAGGCAAGGATATGATCCCGAACTTGAAGATCTACGTGTAGCACTACCATTAAATTTCACTGAAATTTCTGAGGATTTTTGGGGCGATCAAACATGGCCGGAAGGGCATCGATTTGCTGGAGAAAAGATTAGACTACGTGACGACCAAGTTGAAGTAGTCAACAAGTTCCTTGAAAATCCTCAGTGTATTCAAGAAATTGCCACTGGTTTTGGAAAAACAATAACTACTGCTACACTGGCGAAAATTGTCGAAAAATACGGTCGAAGCATAATCATTGTTCCGAACAAAAGTCTAGTTGAACAAACTGAAGAAGACTTTATTAATTGTCAATTAGATGTCGGAGTCTATTATGGTGATCGAAAAGAGCTAGGTAAGACTCATACAATCTGTACCTGGCAAAGTTTGAATATTTTAGACAAAAAATCACAGGATAATGATGAGTTACTAACGCTGGCTGAATTTTTAAATGGGGTTCAGACAGTGATGGTTGATGAGGTACATATGGCCAAGGCTGACGTATTGAAGAGACTGTTGACTCAAAATATGAGCAATGCTCCTATCCGATGGGGATTGACAGGCACTGTACCTAAAGAAGATATAGAATTTCAAAATATTCGAGCTTCGTTAGGTGATGTCGTTCATCGTGTATCAGCACACGAATTGCAGGAAAAAGGAGTATTGAGTAATTGTCATGTTAACATTATTCAAACTGCTGAATGGAAAGAATTTGGAAGTTATCCAGAAGAGTTAAAGTTTTTAGTAACTGACGTCGATAGGATGACATGGGTTAGTAAACTAGTTCATGGTATTGCAGAAAGCGGAAATACACTGGTACTGGTCGATAGGATAGAATCAGGAAAATTTATAGTAAATGAAATACCGGACAGTGTATTCATATCCGGTGAAGTAAAAACTAAAGACCGTAAAGAAGAATACGATGAAGTTAAAACTGCTGATAAAAAGATTATTGTGGCGACTTATGGTGTGGCCGCTGTGGGTATTAATATCCCTAGGATTTTTAATTTGGTTCTTCTTGAGTCCGGAAAGAGCTTTACTCGCGTTATACAAAGCATTGGACGAGGTATTCGCAAAGCCGAAGACAAAGACTTCGTCCAAATCTGGGACTTGACAGCATCTACAAAATATGCTAAAAAACACTTAACAGAACGAAAACGCTTCTACAAAGAAGCCAAATATCCGTTCACAATCGAAAAGGTAAAATACTAATGCAAATTCTAACGCTGGATGATAAAATCTATCACCTAAATGATCTACCCGATGAGATCGATGACGACTTGAGATTCGCGGTGCTTGACAATAGTGATCCTTCAAATCCAGATTATTTTTATATTCCGCTGATCTTTTTAGAAAGTTTTACAGCGCCTGCGGCTGTGTTAAAAATTGGTCCTTATACAGTTAACATGCCCTTAGATTGGTGTACTATTGTTGGCGACCCCGAAGGTCCTGACATGGAAATTATGCCACTGACCAGTCTTAATGATCGAGGATTTAAAACATTTTTATTCAATCCTCTAAGCAGCTTCAGACCAGAGTTTTATGACATTGATATAATCGATGTTTATCAAGATGTCAAATGGTATTTCCCTAAAATGAAGCCGGGACAGTTGCTATGTACTCCTTTATCTGAAGATCCCAATCCTTTATGTGCTTATTTTGTCAAAGAAGTTTCAAGACAGAGTGAGCTAGTTGACTACAGTAGATGTTGGTAATATGGGATCACTGACTCCGGGGGCATCATACATCTACGAACGTGTAGGCGATAAAGTATTTGCTAGAGAACAAGGAAAAACTGAAAGGACTCTTGTGGGCTACGACTGGAAAAGAGATCCTCTGGATCACAGAAATTATATGAGTCAGCCAAACGAAGCTCAACTTTGGCATGACATTAGGCAAGCGGCCTTGGAGAATAAAGAGTTGGAATATGCTTTAGAACGTGTTAAAATATTATACTATCTAAGCAAAGATAAAAAAGAATCTCTAATGCATCATCCGGTATAATATGGCAGCAAAATTAGAC